AGCAGTTCCATACTTCCTTGCTCTCGCATGAATGTGTAGAAACTTTCCCAGTCATTAGTCCAGTAACGGTTCTTGACTGTGCGATAGGCAATGCCTGTCGGTGTTGAGAAGCTAGTAACGCCAGTCTGCTTTGATAGCTCGACTATTTTGTGCTTGAGAATCTGCATGTCCTCATCAAGCTTGGCTGTATTTTCTTTAAACTCTTGATAGAGTCTGTCACGTTTGTCGCGTATTTTTATGTACGTAGTGACGATCTGTTCTATCGGTACGTCTTCCATATGTGTCCTTAGGTTTATGAATTGGGAGTGCTTATTATACATCCTTTGTTGACTGTGTCAAGAATTAATTTCACTGTTGTATAGATCGATGATCTGAGAATGTAAGTCCAGCTTTTGTTGAAGCATCTTGTACAGGCTTGCTTCTACTGGACTGCCTTCAATGTGTACCACAGTGACGGGATTCTTTTGACCTTGTCGGTGTACACGTGCATTGGCTTGCAAGTACGTTTCACTCGACGTAACGGGAGCGTACCATATCACAACGTTGGCCGCAGTTAGGGTAACTCCGTGGGCGGCGGCTTGTGGTTGTATCAATAGCACACGTGGCTCAACATCTTCTTGAAACCTTTTGAATATATCTGTGCGCTTTGTAACACTAACGTTGCCGTTAATAATCTCGGCAGTGATACCTTGCTTCGTCAAATATTCTTTGAGCATTTCCAACGTGTGCGTGAACGGCACAAACACTAGCACCTTGTGTGATGCTTCATTAATAACCTCAGTAACAGCGTTAAGCCGATCCGAGACATCGAACTCTATTACGTTCTTGGTGTCGGTGTACACAGCACCGCAAGCAATCTGCAGTAGCTTGTTCAGATTAGCCGCCGCATTGACTGCTGAGACTTCTTCCCCTGCGGCCTCAATCAACATATCTTTTTTAAGCTGCTTATAGTATTTCAGTTGCTGTGCTGACAGAGGGGCAAAGCGCGATGTATGGGTTACGTCTGGAAGGTCTAAGCAATCCTTCTTCTCAAACCTAATAGCAGGTTGCAGTAGCTCATGCACAGCGGCAACGGCGTTAGGCTTTGGAATCCATTTGAACCTTGTCAACTGGTACATCACCATGTCTCTGTAAGTACTATATAGAGTCGGTGCTCTTGCAGGTATGCAAAGCTTAGCTAAACCATACGCATCTAGCGGGGACTGTGCGGCAGGTGTACCTGTCATCATCCATAGCCATTTATCGTGGGACACAATCTTACGCATGACTTTGAATCGTTCAGTGCGGGAGTTCTTGTATGCGTTGGCTTCGTCAATAATGATTAGGTCAAAGCCACCATTGATGATCTCGTCTTCGACAATCTTCACGCCATCGTAGTTAATGATTACGAAGTCAGCCAATCCGTTAATGATGGCCTTGCGTTTATTGCGTTCACCATAGGCAACGTCAACAGTTCGATGAACCGCAAACTTAAACAAGTCGGCTTGCCATGCGGCTTGCATAATAGACAAGGGGCACACAACAAGAACACGCTTAATCGCACCTTGCGTCAAAAGATAATCTGCCGCCCAAATTGCTGATGCTGTCTTACCAGTACCTTGTTCGTTAAAACAAAATGCTCGGGTATTCAGCGTAAGGAATGATGCTGTTTCCTTTTGGTGAGCCATCGGTTTAAAGATGCCGGGCCAGTTGTAGTCTCTGTCGATGGGTGATGGTACGTTCTTAACGCCAAGCCTTCGCAGAGTTTGTGCTTCTTGCAACCCCCAAAACACAGCAACTTCAGTGACGCCATCTTCGTGGCTTAGCTCAGTGCTTTTCTTTATCGTAGTAGTAATGCGGTTTGGGTCACGTGTACGTAACACCAGTACTTTGTTGTCAATAATGTGCATGCTATACGTTACGCTTTACTGAGTGGTCTGAGTTACGTGGGAATCCTCTGTTGTCGTTGTCGTCCACAACCCTGAGGTTGCTTCGTACTGTCTTACCACCTTTGCTTAGTGGCTTCTTGTGGTCAACCTCTTTGCCGTCGCCTTTATGTACAAGCCCCGCCTTCTCCATCATTGCTCGGGCTTTGTTTCGTGCGGCGCGTTTCTTTTTAACGGCAGGGGTGCCGTCGTACATCTCGTATTCCTTTTTATAGGGTCTTGGTTTGTTTACGTATGGCATGGCATTAGCCTCCAAAAAAGTTTCGTTTAGTGTTGTGCTCACAATCGTCTACCGAACACCAACCTTTGCACGTAAAGTTGGGTTTAGGATTCCATACATCGTTTGCGTAAGCGGCATCGAGTCGGTTAGTTTCAGCCAACCACTTTAGCCATGCTTCGCCTTGGTCTTCGGTCTTGAAAGAAGCTGGCACTAAGTCTTGAACAACCAAGAAAATTAGTCCGGCTTTAATTGATTGGACTGCGGGGAAATGTTTGAACGTAAGCAGAGACAGAAGCTCAAGCTGTTTCTTGTCAGCGTACTTGCTAGACTTGCTTGACTTCCAATCTACGATACGAGCTTTATCGCCATTGATTACAAGTACGTCTGCGATACCGCGAAACCAAACGTCTTTATCTCTAAACCCGCATGGCTCTAAGTTCCGTGTCAGCCCCATCTCATGCTCGCATAACTTCTCCCCCGGGAGATTCTTAATAGGGTCGATCTGAGGTTTAATGTATGCAAACTTCTCAGGGATAGGTGTGTCGTCTCTGATGTATTCTTCGGCTACCTTGTGTACGGCAGTACCATACATGAGGTGCTCCTGTGGCGGCTCGACAATGTCTTTGACCACACGCATGCGGTGGTACTTGCGAGGGCATTGTTGGAACAATGAAATACTTGAATACGACCACGTGTACATGCTCACCCTTTAAATTTTGTTGTAGTGCCGTAGCTGTCACCATACTTAACTTCGCAGTTAAGCGGCAAGGTCTGCGCCCATTCGGGACGCCAACGCATACATTCTTGAACGTAAGCTGCTGCTACTTCTTTTTCTTCTATCGGTACTACGCAAGCAACAGCATCATGAACAGTAAGCACAACCTTGTAACGCCTAGCAATCCGTAGCATCTGCTCACCGATTACACACCTAGCAAGAGCTTGGCAAAGGTTCTCAACAACCTTACCGCCATAGATACGAACTGGGCCTTTGCGTGTCGAATAAATATACTGCGGACGGCCTCTTTCGTCAACTTCTGTAGCACGTAAATCCATGTATTTCAGAGGCAAACCGCTAGGTAAATCGTAGCCAATTCCGGGGAGGATACTCACTGCTTGTGGTTGGACACCGAACGTCGTAGTGACCAGTTTTTCTGAGGACAAAGCTTCAAGTGATTTATGCCCCTCATCCCACAATGCAGTTATATGGGAAAACTTCATGCGGTATGCTTTAAGCACTTGCTTGCAGAAGTTCTCATCCATATCGACGTTAAAGTTTTTTAGTTGAAGCTGAAACTTAGCCGCACCCATGCCGTACCCTGCGCCAAGAATCGTAGTCTTCCCAACAAAGCGCTCTTCATCGGTAATCTTATCTTGCGTCTTGCCGTATATAGAAGCCGCCATCAACTTATAAACGTCGTCGCCTATCTCAAACGCTTTAACTAAGTCTTTCTGTCCTGATAGCCACGCCAATATACGAGCCTCAATCTGTGAGGAGTCGGAGTCAATCAGCACGTAGCCTTCGGGTGGGATAATCGATAGCTTCAGCGGTGACTTGCGAGGTATGTTCTGAAGGTTAAGCTTGTCGTCTCCGCCCCATCTGCCTGTGTGCGCCGCATAGTAGCGCAGTGGGACGGGTAATTTGCCGCGCTTAGATATGTCAATAAACCTTTGAGTCCGTGTCTCTTCTAGCGTACTCTTAGTACCAAGCCTTGCCGCCACAAGTGCTTGCACTCGCTCGTCAGGGTGGTCTGCTAATTCTTTAAACCCTGCATCGCTCTTAGCCATAGCAAGGGCAAGTTTGCCTGTCGTCAGGCTGATCTTCATAGGAGGCTCAACACCAAACTCACGTAGTCTAGTGGCAAACTTCTCGTTCGACATAAGTACTTCACGATCAGCGCTGGCGTCGGCTATGAGCTGTTCCTTCTTGGATACCACATCAATCAGGTGTTGCTCGAGTAGCGGGAGGTTTAGCTCAAGCACTGGTGCCGTGAACATACGCAGAGTTAAGTCGATGAGTTTTAGTTCTTTCTTTTTAAAGTTCGCAAGAAGGATGTTAAACAGTTGATAGGTTATCTCAACGTCGTTCTTGCAGTAGTCTCCATAGCGGTCTAGCTCGTCAGGGGCAAAGCTACGTCGGTTTTTGCCCAACGCATTAAGCACCTCAGTACCTTTAGCCCCCAACCCATAGCGTAGTGCTAGCTTTGCAAGACTGTTGCCAACCTCCGTGCCATCAACTGCTCTTGCCATTGCTAGCGTATCACCAAGCACCTTAGGATGGATGTCGAAGTGCCACGCTAAAATAGCTCCATCAAACATCATGTTGTGGGCTACCACAAAATTCTCCGGCATGTTAAATCTATCGAGCCATGCTTTCGTTTGCTCGCGTGTCCCGCTAAACCATTCAGTCGGCTCGTCGTCTACCTTGACACAAACACCGATCGCTTCAAAACGCTCGTCACGAATGTATTCCTCTGTTGTTATCTTAGTCAGACTGAATTGCTGATCGTAGTACGTTTCAAAGTCGATGGTGATTATGTTCATTTGGTTTCCAATTAGATTACTTGGCAGTCTCAATAGCTCGGGTCAGATACCACTGAGCTTTGCGCAAGTCTTCCAACTTGTTGCCTTTGTGGTCGGCACGTGTGATGTACTTGACCACGTTACCAAGGTTGTACCCTAGGTTCTTAGCTTCGATGAAGTCGATCGTCTCAATGCCGCCTATCTTATAGTGGGCAGGGCTATTGACAGAGTCGGACTTAGTCTCAAACAACTCTACTTGCATAGCTCGGTTACGCTCAACGTTTTCGGCTATTGCACCAGTCAACTCTACCAGTCGTTTTGTGTGCGGACTAATAGCTGTGTTTGAACTAAACACACCAAGATTTTTCCAGTTATTTTCTTTCGCTATCATTGGCGTCTCCATTTTGCGACGAACAGCGTAGACGTTTTGGTATCGTGTCTCAAAATGAGCCGCAATATCCACAGTCTTTGCCGTGGGGTTGTCACGAATGTATCGACGAATCTTCTCTGCACGTGTTAGCTTTTTAGCCATTTGATTTTCCTTGAATTTAAAAAGTTGCATCTTCATATTCTGTTGATGCTATTTGTTTTGGTTGGCGTTTATTAAGGGCTATCAACCATTGCCCCTGTGCTCTTTCGAAAGGCCACCATACTGACCAGTTGACCTGTCCCTTGGGATTACTCCTTCGAATAGTGTTTCCACTGACTTGTAGTTGTTTCCGCACCCTAGGCAGATTCGGTATCGGTATACATCTTCCTCCACCTTCCGAGTCTCTCTCACTGTCGACTTGGTTACATTGCACTTCGGGCATTTCATTTTGCATCCTCCTTCTCCTTTAGTAATTCGTCATAGAACTTCTTGGGCATTGGCGTTTTCTTGACAATCGTTTGTCGTAACCACTCTGCTCCACCTAGCTGATTAAAAATAATCCAATGTCTATCTGACATACGTACCTGTCTCCCTATCAGGGGCTCAGGCGGTTTCGGCCTTGGCATTGTTTAGGTTCCTCCTTGTTACTCTGTTAGACCAACACACTACGCAGTGCCATTTGGTATGGCTCATCTGAACGCCACCCTCAGGCGGTTTCATTTCGTTACACTGCGAGCACTCTTTATATTTATGAAATGGTTGCTTACTACCAATATCCAACTGACGTTTAACGAAACCATTCATGTTTTCATGTTCCTTATATTTATGGCAATGCTAGCCATAGTGTCCGCTTCAAAAACTTTCATCTTTTCAAACTCACGGGCTACTTCTTCTAGTGTTCGGTTGCGCATGTCGCGTTCGTATTTGCAATCAGGGTCAAATTGAGCTTCTACCATCTGACGCTTTCGCCAACTCATTGCCTTTTCCCACACGTTTAGTTGCTTTATCATTTTTTCCCTTTCTGTACTCCAATACTTCTTCCAGTAATTGTTCCATTTCTTTAGCCGCCATTATGTGAAACAGACTAATCGGTTTGCAATTAGCCATTGAACGCATCATGCCGATGGTTGTTCTCACCGTTCGTTGACTCAAGGGCTTCATGTGTTCTTCTCCTTTAGCTTAGCCTCGGCAAGTTCAATCGCTATCCATGTATTGCCCTCGGCTATGTAACTTAGCGTTTCCACCTCGTTTTTTGTCAGCCCAACCCAAGGGCGCACGTATTCTTGAATATCATCATCGTCTTTAGTCATGCTAGCCCCCTTGCCTTTATCATTTCGTCTGCAATCCCATACGCTTTTTGTGCCGCTTCATGTGGATGCAAATCGTAATCCCCAGTTATGAAACCTTGCATAGCCTTAGCCGCAAAGTAGTCACGCAAACCCATACCTGTACAAGTTACGTTGCCGTGAGCCCAAGGAAATGCTGTTGGTATTTCGCTGTTCATGCTTCCACCTTTGCTTTCGGCTTAGCTTTAGTCTTCATAAAATCAATGTCAGGTTGCTCTTTGCGCAGGTCTGCATACTCTAGCTGTACGCGCTGTGCATTTATGATCTTTCCTGCTGTGTTGTTCATCTCTGTGGCAACCTTTACATCCATTGTGCCGTTCTTAAGTCCTTGGTATAACTCAGATAACTCTGTTGTCAGTTCACTGATGTGTTTCATCTTCAATCTCCCATATTTTGCGTTTAATAAAAAGTCTTAACCTTGCCGCTTCGATTAACTCGGGCGAATCAGGTAGCTTGTAAAGCCTTCGAATATATGTATTCGATGCTTTTGCAACTTGTTTTTTGGCTTTTGCTCTAGCTATCTCAGGGTGAGCCTTGCGGTGTGCATCCTGACGCGCTTTAATTCTTTCTTTGTTAGCCTGATGGTGCTTCCTCCTTTGTTCTGCTATCCTTTCCTTGTTGGCTTCTTCGTATGCTTTCACCTTGTCTTTGTTAGCCGCATACCAAGCTCTGTTCCTTGCTAACTCGCGTTCTAAATTAGCCTCGCGGTTAGCCTGTCGTCTCGCGTTCCTTGCTTCTTTGTTAGCTTCGTGGTATTTCTTGGCGCGTGCAAGTACGTATTCTTTATTAGCTTCTTCCCACTCCTTTCGCTTTGCGTACACATGCTCTTTGTTATTTTCAAAATACTCTTTGGCTTTGGCGGCTATGTGTTCCTTGCGAGTAGCACGATATGCTTTCCGTTTCGGGGCTTGTATCTCCTTGGTTGCTAAGTAGTACGCTTTTCTGCGTTCTCTCTCAGCCGCATGCCAATCTTCGCCCTTGGCTTCTAGCTTGGCCTTTATCTTGTCTTTGTGCTTCTCACGACTTGCCTTCTGTTGAGCCTTATGCTTCTCTCTATTAGCTTCCAAGTAAGCCCGACGTTTCTCTTTTAGCAACTCTTTGTTGGCTTCTCTGTACTCTTTGTTTTTAGCGGCGGCGAGTGCTTTCTTTTCTGCATCTGTCATTCTGCCCTTGCCCCTAAAGTTATTTCATGGATTAAATCTAGCAACTGTTCGGGGTCACCCCCTCCGCATATTGCTCTGTCGATCTCAACCAATGCTAAGTAGTAGTCCTCACCCTTTAGCGCATGCTTGAGCTTGAGTTCGTCATGCGGATAGGTAAACTCAAGTACGGCTTTCATACGCCATTCCCTTGGTCAGCAATATGAGCAGTCTTGCTTTGCGCCATGTTATTCGCACATCAGTATTAGCTGAATTGCGATACTTAAACTTAGGGTCTGTGCAAGATCGTAAGGGGATTGCCTTAGTTGAATATTTAAGTTGTTCCATTTATTTTCTCCTGTTAAAACTATTTGTAATTTTGGCCTATCGCGAAACTCTATGGTTTCTTCTTGGGAACGCTTTTC